CATAGAACAAGAGTTTCAGTGTCCAGGATTTTTTTCTTCTTGGCTGGCGCAGGGGGTGAAGGGCTCACAGCATCTGGGCCAGTGTTGGCTTGCATCTTCTCAAACGGATTCTGAACGCCTGCTTGCACGTTGCTCCACCATGTGCTGGGCTGCCCAATACGGTCCAAAAACCATGCAATGCGGGTAGCAGTTTTCACTCTGGACTCTTGCATTTCAGTGTGCCCGAAGTCCGATTTGTCATCTGCATCATGCCCAGTGCTCACGCGAGCCTGGTAAGTGCTGTCGTCATTGTTGCCAGTGATGTCTGCACGATCATGCAATACCGAGATTTCAATACGCTCAAATATATCCAGCATGTATGCAATGTGGCTAACCCAAGCATCTGTTTGTGCGTTTAGACTCACATGCTCCATGAGCACTAGCCAGTCGCGTGGTATGATGGGGAACACTGCATATGGATGACCTTGGTGATTGTCTTTGGGAGCCAGTAACTTAAACTCACCAGTGTGAGAAATAACTTCAGTGTCCCAGCCATATGTTTCCATGATTGCATCATCATTCCACACAAACAACCAATCTCCTTGTGCTGTGGTGGCCAATGTGTTCACGTAGGTGTGCAATCGAGCATAGCCCAATGGTTGGAATACATTGGCCCTCAGCGATGCGCCTGCCTCTGCAATCAACCTGCCTAGCTCGCCCTGTACTGCGTCGCGTGTTGCGTTGTCGCCATTATCCAGTCCCAGCAAGAATTCAATCTGCGTGGGGTCGTCGGCAGTGTCCATCATGCTCTTTATGCTTTTGAATAGCAGTGGGGCGCGGTTCAGAGTGGGGATTAATACAGAAATTTTAATACGGCTCACTGCTTAGCCTCCTCGGAAAATTTTGCGGATGTTACCACGGAATGTATAATGTCCAACATGATTGAGCGCAGTGCGGGGGTCTAAAAATACATCGCCGTTTAGTGCCTGCCAACGACGGCAAAAGGTGTAATCTTCACTCAGGTAGCGTCTGCTCTCAGGATCAATTAGTGTATCAAACAGAGCATACATGTGCTTCTCATATTTCTTGTCCACGTTGATGTCGTTAACATACTTGAGGTCGGGGTACGCATCAAACATTTGCTGGATGACATCTTTCTTTATGCACATAAATCCGGTACCAGCATCTTTCAACTTGACCAGGTTGTCAACTACTTGTAACTGTGGCGTTCTATTACCTTCCTCGTCCAACATAAAATCAAAGTTTACCACATAGTTTGAACTGTGTCCTTCAATGGTCTCGCTGTTTTCTTCTTCTTTATCACGGGCCGCTTTGATGATCCCATCCCACGCAATGGCTTTCTTGGGATATGCCGCAGCAATAACTGGCTTATCGTATGCAACCATTCTGAGCAGGTCTTCTGCATTAAACTCAATATCAGCGTCAATGAAAAACAAGTGGGTTGCCTGTGGATGCTCCATGAAAAAACTAACCAACGTGTTACGCCCACGAGTAATCAAGCTCTCATTGGCCAACGTGCTCACGGTGTAAGGTATCTCGTACTTGTTACACAGGATGGATAACTTGAGCATGCTACGGAAATAAGGCTCTCCAATCTGCCCTGCGTAACAAGGCGTAGCAATAAAGATATGCTGCTTGCGCAAATACCCAATGGGTACTTCGATCTTGGCATCCAGTAACTGATGCAATGCGTCATCATTTTTCTTTTCTGGATCTGTGACTGCCACTTCAGTTGTTGGTTGAGCGGTTGGTGCTGGTGATGCGTTCTTTTGTTCTTGCGCCCGCGCTGCGCGTCTTTCTCTTCTGTTCGCCATGTCTGATTCCTGTGTGTAGTTTGTGTAGTGCGTGTGTTAGTTTGTGTAGTGCGTGTGTTAGTTTATTATGCGTACTGTTCCATTCGATCCATCAGTCTATCGGCCCGTTTGGTTACTTGTCTGGCCCACTTACTGTCTCTGCCTTCCATTGCTGCCGTTTCCCAATCCTGCGCATCAATAGCTGCTCGCATGCGCTTGAATCCAGCCAGCCTGGGCCGTCCCAGATTGAACATCATGTTAACCAATATCTCTTGTATCTCTCCTGGAATGAGGTCCCACTGATCGCCGTACAGTATTTCACATTCAGCAATGTAGCGCTCAACATCTTCATGAAAAACTTCCATTACTCGTTCGTGAGAAACTGGTGTGCCAATAGGCTGGCCGTACTCTGGGTCAGATTTTGTGATAAGATGGCCTATACCAAATGTTGGTAGCCCCAATGGGTCCAGATAGATTGCGTCAACTACTCCTTCATCATATTTCAATTGTTCGATTAAACGCGATTTATTCATGGGAGTAATGTCCTTGGCTGTCCGTGTGCGCCGGTTAAAGGCATCTTTAATACATTGTAAAATACTTTTCATGTACTATATTTACATGTCCGTGGATGGTTTGCTCAAAGAAACAGGCGCGAGCGGCGCCTGGATCTGATTGTGTTTACCGGTTGTGGAAATTGCTGGTATTCTTGCTCACGAAGCTGTTTAACTTTTCAGCCTCTGCTATAACCGCTTCGGCTCTGGGCATATCTGTTTTATTGTCTGCGGCTACCGCTTGCAAGATAAGGCGAGCTTCTTGTAATAATTCAAGCCGTATTTCGTATGGAGTCTTTGATGACATTATGGTGTCCTTGTTATTATGTTTAGTGCCGAACATTTGAATACGGCGAGGTAGCGAATCTCTGTACCCTGGTGGTCGGCGCACCCTCGCCTGGAACGGTCCCAAGGCAAATTAGTTTCCCACAATTACAGATCCTGCCCCAGGGGATACCACATGGGCGCAGGTTGCTGTACTTATCGCTGCTACGGTTACTGGCTGGCCATTGGCAAACACAGTACGACTGGCGGTCACAATCGTTGGACTGGCATGAGGAGCTTCACCATGAGTGAAAACCACATCGCCAATAACACTGGTTACTGCGCCTTCTGACAGCACGGTGGGTGCTCCAGGGCCAATAATTACACCTCCTGCGAGGTCTTGTCCAACTCTTCCTATGCCAGGCATACAGTTATTTATCCGAAGCTGGGGGTTTTTCTGCTTCAGTCGCTTGCTCGGATTCAATCTGATCTTGTACCAGTTTAGCGTAGTCTACTTCAGTCTCTTTCAGACTGGGCAACACACACAACAGGTGCTGTGTTTGCAACTGCACTGTGTCTGCTGCGGCAGTTAGAGCAAATGGAACCAATACAACGTCGTCATCTATCACTGCGACAATCTGCGGATTTGCCAAGGTTATTGTGTTCGCGTCTTCATCATACGCCATCATCTTGCCAATATATTCGTTGCCATTTATAGTTTTAATGGTCACCGTGCGTCCAGCTAGTTTTCTGATATATTGCATTACAATGTTTCCTTGGTTAGAATTTCTTCCATATCCATTCTGGTCTTAAACCCTTGATAACCGCCTTCCAGGAGCTTGTCATCTTGATAAACCTGAGGCACAGTTTTATGTCCTTCCATCATAATAAAGTTTCTGGCTTCAAAGTCCAGATTGATATTAATTTCAGTAAAACTTATCTGCTTCTGCTCCAGCAATGCCTTTAGTAGCACACAGAAATCGCATTTGTCTTTGGTGTATATAGTAAGAGGACTCATAGACTCATTCCTTTAAAAGTATCTTCAGTTACATCTTGTTTGGTGCCGCCAATAATATAAGAACTTATTTCGGTTTCATTTATCGCTAATAACTTCAAATTTCCATCCTTTTGTTTTTCCTTTCTTTGGTATTCCCCATCCCGCGTAAATTTGCATTCTTAGAGTGCTAAAACTTAAATCATGCTCTTTGCAATACTTAGCAGCATCTCCTCCAAATAATATTATTTCCTCGCCAATGGGTGATGTAAGTTTATATTTTTTGCTTTTTTTATTTAACTCACCAACAAATCTCTTATTCGCTTCGCCAATGAGCTGCTTGGATTTGTGACTGTGGGATCTACCGTACATTGGGTTGCCTGTTCCAGTATTCAACTCTTTAAATTTTAAGCGTGTTTCTGCGCTATGCTTCTTTGGTCCGTATCCCCCACGATCTTTTTGTAACTTACTTCGCATGCGTCGTTGTTGAGCAGCTCTTTCAGCACCATATATTTCATCGTACGTCTTACCTTTGTGGTTTGGCGGTCGGTTATCCGGACACTTGTTTGTTAGTATTCCATCTTTATCATAACCTTTGCGGCCGTAGCGGGCAATCATTGCTGCTTCCATATCGTATGCTAACTGTTCGTCGATAATGTTTTCGGCTATTATTTCAATACAAGGTTCTAGCCCCTCATTTCGTATTGCGCTAATCTTATTTTCTTTGTACGGGTTAGGTGTAAAACCTTTCTGCCATAAATGTGTTTGTACCCGAGCTCCTGAACCCTTTCCGACATAAAACGGTTGGTTGTTCCGCGGATCCACCAACTGGTATACATAATACATTGTGCAGTTCTCCTGTTTAATATATTTATCAAGAGACTGAATATAACAGTTAGGTACACTATATTTTTCTGTGGTTTGGCGTTGTT